AATAAACGGAAAATTTCCGATTTGGATAAAGAAATTGAACAATATACTCAGGAAAATGAGTCTGTAGAAGAACCTCTTCGAGAACTTATTCGTGAGCAAGATGCAATTACTGGTTATGCAGAAAAACTTCGTAAATTGGGAAATCTCAAAGGAAAAATCTCTCAGAAAGTATCTACCATTACTGAAGAGCATAAGTTTTTTACTGAGAATACGGTATGCCCTACTTGCACCCAACCCATTGATGATGACTTCAGAATAAATAAGATTAATGACGCTCAAGATAAAGCAAAGGAGTTGCAATCTGGATATAAAGAACTAGAGGAGGCAATTAAAGAGGAAGAGAAGCGAGAGCGTCAATTCAATTCTCTATCGAAGGAGATTTCAAATCTAACGAATGGTATTTCTCAAAACAATATTAAGATTAATGGATTGCGGAGACAAATCCGAAATCTTGAATCGGAAATTCAAAAAATTACCGAACAACTTGCAAACCGAAATTCTGAACATGAAAAGTTAGAATCCTTCAAAGACAATTTAAAAACTACATACGACGAACTCGCTTCTAAAAAAGACTCAATTAACTATTACGATTTTTCGTATAGTTTGCTCAAAGACGGTGGAGTAAAATCCAAAATCATTAAGAAGTATCTACCGCTGATAAATCAGCAAGTAAACCGTTATCTTCAGATGATGGATTTCTACATCAACTTCACACTTGATGAGGAATTTAACGAAACCGTCCAGTCTCCAATTCACGAAGATTTCTCTTATGCTTCCTTTAGTGAAGGAGAGAAAATGAGAATAGACCTAGCACTTCTTTTCACTTGGCGAGAAGTCGCAAGAATGAAGAACTCAATTAATACAAATCTTCTGATTATGGATGAAGTATTTGATAGTTCACTTGATGGATTTGGAACAGAAGAGTTTCTTAAAATTATTAATTATGTAATTAAAGATACTAATATTTTTGTTATTTCTCATAAGACTGGACTTGAAGATAGGTTTGAACGAGTTATAAAATTTGAAAAAATAAAAGGATTTAGTCGGATGGTTAATGTTTGACCACTTTTAAAACTGTCTATTGTAGCGGGCATTGGCAAAGATTTGCTGCTACAATATTAGAAGTTCAAAAGCACACCAGATGTCCGTTAACCTAGAAGTTAAAGGTTCTCTTGCCAAATGTCTGGCAACTGAGAATCTAATTATCGAGCACAAGAAAGTTCCGACTGCTATGTTTGATGTAGACCGTCGTGTGCTGACTCTCCCTACCTGGGATAAAGCATCTGCGACTGTCTATGACCTTCTGGTAGGACACGAAGTTGGACACGCACTGTTCACCGATAATATCGACTGGACTGTAGATTATCCTGAAGTTCCCAAAGACTTTGTGAATGTTCTTGAGGATGTTCGTGTAGAACGTCTGATGAAGAAAAAGTATCCTGGTCTGTCTCGGACTTTCTACAATGGTTATAATGAACTGAATTCTGATGACTTCTTTTCAACCAAGGAAGAGAACCTGGATGAACTGACTTTCATTGACCGAATCAATCTGTATTACAAGATTGGTGCATTTCATAACATTGCTTTCTCTGATGAAGAGAATGAGTTTCTGACTCGTGCAATTCAGACTGAAACCTTTGATGAAGTGCTGCAACTTGCTCGTGAAATCACTGAGTTTGTTCAATACAAACGTCAAAAAGTAGATAATATGCCCACTCAAGGTGGTGGGGAAGAAATGTCTGGTCCTGGTGGTGAAGAAGTAGAAGGTCCGCAGGGTTCTTCTTCTGAAAATGGAGAGAATCAAGACGGTCAGAACCAAAGTAATCTTCAGCAAGATTCGCAGGGTCAGTCTCAATCTGAAGGTGAATCCTTCGGTGATGATATGAATAAGTCTATGGAAGCACCGAATGGTGGTGGTTTCGGTCAGGAAGCAAGCAATAAGCACGAGAAAACTAATCGTGATGAACTAACTTCCAAGACTTCTCGTTCCTTTGATGAAAAGTCTCAAGACCTTGTGGATAAGTATGCTCAAGAGACTAACTATGTGGAACTTCCCAAGATGAATCTTGAGACGATGGTGATTCCTAACGAGTTCATTCATCGTAAAGCAAAGGAATACTATGAGTCCAAGGGAACTTATGTTGCGGATGTATTCAAACTTGCTTGTCAGGAATACAATACCTACAAGAAATCAGCAGAGAAAGAAGTTTCTTATCTGGTAAAAGAGTTTGAGTGTAAGAAGTCTGCAGACCAATATGCTCGTTCTAGCACTGCTCGCACGGGTGTTCTGGACACTTCTAAACTCCATACCTATAAGTTCAACGAAGACCTATTCAAGAAGATTTCTGTGGTCCCTGACGGTAAGAATCATGGTCTCATCTTCATTCTTGACTGGTCTGGTTCAATGAATGAGTTTATTTTGGATGCTTACAAGCAACTGTTGAACCTGATTTGGTTCTGCCGTAAGGTGAATATTCCCTTTGAAGTGTATGCTTTCACTCTGGATGCACACGCATATATGGAACTGCAACCGAATCATCCTCCAGTGTTTGATCGAGTTCCTGATGTTCTTGCTCCCGAGCAATCGTTCCGTCTGATGAATTTCTTCACTAGCAAAACCAACAATCGTGTTCTTGATGAACAACTCAAGAATATCTGGTGTGCTTGCTGGTCTTATCAGAAACGCAATGGTGCTGTTCCTCCTCACCTGGACCTTTCGGGTTCTCCTATCGGTGAAAGTCTGATGGCACTTCATTCTTTGATTCCTGACTTCCAGGCAAAGAATAAACTGCAGAAGGTGAATGTTATCTTCCTGACTGATGGTGAGGGATACCAGAATTCCGTGACGGTTGAACGTAAGGATCGTTATCCCGATTCTCCTTCTTACGTTGGCAATACAAAATATCCTCGCACTGCTATTCGTGATAGGAAGACTGGTCGTGTTTATGCTGCTCTGGATTATGATAACTTCCCTCGTTATGCCAAAGTTCTTCTACAAACTGTGAAAGATAGGTTCCCAACCGTGAATGTGATTAACTTCCGAATCACTCCTAGTCGTGATTTCTCAATGTGCCATCGTTGGTATGGCACTGGTGTAGAGAATTACGAAAAGGCAAAGGGAGAGTTTCGCAAGCAAGGTTGCGTTCAATTCCAAGACACTGGATTTGACCAATTCAATGTGATTGCTGCTAGTTCTCTCGCACAAGATGAAGAGTTCTCTGTTCCCGAGAACGCAACCAAGGCACAAATCAAAACTGCTTTTAGTAAAGTTCTTGGTAAGAAGAAAACTAACAAGAAACTCCTTAGCAACTTTATTTCTATGGTTGCCTGACCACCTGGGGGAGCGTCCACTGGACACTCTTCTCTGCCAAATTTTGTTCTATAGTACTTTAAGTTATCTAATATTATGACAAAACCAATTTTGACTCCAACTGAATATGATTCACTTTGCAATATCCTTGAATGGGCTTGGGAATGTGTTCGTCAAGAACCAGAACTTTGTTTGAAAGATGTTGATTATTCATCTGCCTCAAAGGTTGTTTCAGAAACTCGTAGTGAAACTGGAATTCACGTTGAATATGAACCAACTGGGATAAACCCCATCAAAACTGGTGAGTGTGGTCTTGGACTTGCAGAGGCATTTGAATATACTCTTGATGAACCAAATGCAGAAAATATTCACACAATGATTACCAATTTAATGTATAAGTTAAATTGCAATCCTTGCCTTGCGAATGGTCTTGGTAATAGTTGGGAAACTCTTGCACCTCTTGTAAATAATCAAGAACGTGAACTTTTGGAAGATAAAAGTGATGACCCTGATGCTACTACTCAAACACTTGAGGGATATGTTGTTGAGCATATTGGTTTGAAGGATAAAGTTGCTCGACTTCAGGAATATTATGACAATGTAAATGAAATTGGATTTATTCAAGTTGATGAAAATCTTTGGATTGATGGAGGAAACTCTGACATCTTCCCAACCAGTTGAGGGAGTGTCCACTGGATACCCCCCTATACCTTTTTCTTTGCTATGATTACGGAGTAATCAAACAAACCAATGCCCACCAAATCTAACATTATGACCGACCAAGCAATCTCCATTCTGAAAGAAAAGTTTGGCACCGAGTTTGGTGTCGATGCAGTGAAAGAAGTTGCAAATCAAATTGGCACTTCATATGCGACCCTTTCCAAATACCTGAATCAGTATAAAGTGGGTCGTGGCAAATGGAATCTGGAGGCAACTGTGCAAGAACTTGAAGAAACTTACAACTCCCCTGCTGTAGAGGGAACTGATACGGTTCCTGGTGTGGCAACTATGAATTCTGTTGTGCAAAATCTTATTCCCCAAAAAGATGCTACCTTCGTCAGCTTTGGTAATTTTTCGGATATTAAAAAGGTTATTCAGTCTGGTCTATTCTATCCTGCTTTCATCACTGGTCTTTCTGGTAATGGAAAAACTTTCGGTGTGGAACAGTCTTGTGCCCAACTTAGTCGGGAACTAATTCGTGTAAATATCACGATTGAGACTGATGAGGATGACCTGATTGGTGGTTTCCGTCTCGTGAACGGGGAAACTGTCTGGCATAATGGTCCTGTGGTAGAAGCAATGGAACGTGGTGCAATCCTTCTTTTGGATGAGGTTGACCTTGCCTCTAACAAGATTATGTGTCTCCAGTCCGTGCTTGAGGGTAAGGGTGTGTTCCTCAAGAAAATCGGTAAGCACGTTGTGCCCAAGGCAGGTTTCAATGTGATTGCAACTGCCAACACCAAGGGTAAAGGTTCTGATGATGGTCGTTTCATCGGCACTAATGTTCTCAACGAGGCATTCCTGGAACGATTCCCCATTACCTTTGAGCAGGAGTATCCTACTGTCAGTGTTGAGACTAAAATCTTGACTAAAGTTGCAGAATCACTTAACATTCCCATGATTGGTGAGCATACTGATTTCATCAAGCACCTTTGCACCTGGTCTGAGATTATTCGTAAGACCTTCAACGATGGTGGTATTGATGAAGTCATCAGCACTCGTCGTCTGGTTCATATCATCAAGGCATATTCTATTTTCGGTAAGAAGGACAAAGCAATCAAGGTTTGTCTGAATCGTTTTGATGATGAAACCAAAGCAACCTTTGTTGAGTTGTATGACAAAATTGACGCAGAGTTCAAAACTTCTGAAGGTGAGTGTGTAACTTACGATCTTGACGCTCAGAAAGAAAACTGATATAGTAAGAGGAGATAAAACTATCTCCTCTTTTATTATGGATGAGTATCCCTACGGAACAGAATACGTGTTCTCCATTAATTCAAACGATAAAATTGAAATTGAAAAAAAACCCGTGAATATGAACGAAAATCACTTTTGGAAGTATAACGAAGATAAAATTCTTAAACAACTTGAAGAATATATTGCTGGAACTTATAGTCAGCATTATGTCGATCGCACTGGGGGTGGAACTGAACAAACCCTAGATAAAATCAAACACAATCGCCGTGAGGGTTTTTGTGCAGGTAATGTTACCAAGTATATTGATCGATACGATACTAAAGGAACTCCTCGCGCTGATCTGTTTAAAGTTCTTCACTATACTATTCTCCTGATCAATCATCTCAATCTCATTGAAAATAAGTGATTATGAAACTATCTGATAAAACTCTAACCCTCCTTAAGAATTTTTCTTCAATTAATCAATCAATTCTTTTCAAAGAGGGAAATTGTCTAAAAACTATTTCTGTAATGAAGAACATTCTTGCAGAGGCGAAGATTGAAGAAGAAATTCCCAAAGATTTTGGTATCTATGATTTGAATCAGTTTTTGAATGGGCTCAATCTGCATAAAAATGCAGAACTTGATTTTCAGAATGATAGTTATGTGGTTATTAAAGAAGGTAAATCTCGTTCCAAATATTTCTTTGCGGATCCTAATGTAATTGTTACTCCTCCAGATAAAGATATCGCTCTTCCTTCTGAAGATGTTTGTTTCCTTCTTGATACCAAAGAACTTGATAAATTGCTTAAGGCTTCTTCTGTTTATCAATTGCCTGACCTCTCTGTGGTTGGTGAAGCGGGTGTTGTAAAACTTGTTGTTCGTGATAAAAAGAATGACACATCCAACGAATTTTCTGTAATTGTTGGAGAGACTAATGAGGTATTTACTTTTAACTTTAAGGTAGAAAATATCAAAATTATCCCTGGAAACTATGAGGTTGTAGTTTCTTCTAAACTTCTTTCTCGATTTAAAAATACTGGATTTGATGTTACTTATTGGATTGCCCTTGAACCTGACAGTACCTTTGGGTGATATATTACTAATGAGTTGAGGAACCTACCATTAATATTTTTGTGACTTCTCCCTGGCCTGCAGAAAGTGCAATTGTACTTCCTGATCGTCATATAGTGAAGATGCCTTTAGAGGCGTGCCAAATGCTCTCTATCGTGGCATCAAGCAAATGGGGGTATGGGTACGGCACCCTCCCTAAGGCAGATGGAACTCCGTACAAGACTGAGAAAGGAGCATTCCGCAACCATCCCTGTACTAAGTGGGCAATGGAAAGTATCCATAATGCCTACTGGTTAATCAAGTGGGGACTGAACTTGTCAGATGAATACTGCCTGAGGTATAATAAAACTCACTCCTGCTATAAAACTCTTGTGGA